CAACAATTTGCAATCTTGAGTCTGAGGCTGGTTGCACAGACAAAATCTTTAGCTTTTTACCTTGTGTCTCTAATGGGCTAAAACACCAACGGTGGTCAATTAAATTAGCACCATCTTGGAATTCTATTAAATCATTTACAACAATTAAAGTATCTGATTCATCAGTAGTTGTGGCAGATATATCATATGTAGTGGTTGTGCCATCAGGTCTGATAAGCATCAAGTATTCTGTTTGGTTTTGACGTGGTACAGAACGGTCAAGCGTAACAATGTTGCCATTAACCTCTACAAAGCGACCCGAGTAGCCCCACTGCGTCAAATCGTGTGATAGCAGTACTACATCACCCCTTTGGCAAACAAAGCCCTCAAAGTCCGATTGCCAACTTACTCTTCGTCTGCGATAGTATTGTTGCGCTGCAATGTAATTGGCAAACTTGCCTGCCATAGTAGCGTTGGTACAACCAAACAAATCAATAGCACTAGTTCGAGTTGGTGTAACAACATCAGGCGCTAAAACCCTGACCTCTTGTTGCTCGTAATCTTGCTCAACATTAGAAAAACGAACAACAATTTCTTCTGCTAAATTTTCGCTAATGTAAGCAACTTCAAACGAATTACGAATGATATTTGACATACCAAACGCCATAACAGGAGAGGCGTTTCTAGCATCAAATACAACACCTAGTTTCCCGCTTGCCCAACTAGGTGAACCAAATCCAACCGTGCCGAGCATTGTTAAAACATCAGCAGCTGTCAGCGTTGAATCAATGACGCCATTGAATGTAAGGTTTTCTGTAGCGCAAAAACTTGCCCAGGCAGACAAAGAACCCAAATCAAGTTGAGTATCTGTTAATCCAATACCATACATCAACTTATTTTCGCTGTTGTATACACCTCTTGAAAAGTGCATAAACAAATGCGCTGGGTTAGATGTAACCCCTGTCACCCATGCGGAGCCATTCCAATAAGTAGCTTGAGACGCAATTGTTGCTGATAATTGTTGCACAGCACCATTTAATTGCTCTGTTGCACGAATAATTAAGCCAACGCGGTTTTGCCCTATGTAGTAAGAATCATCTTGCTGATACGAACGAATGGTTGACCAACTAGTGTTTGAAACAGATTTCGGGTTTGTGCTATCTGCCGTAATGCGTCTAACACGAACATCATATGTGCCTAACGTCAAGTTAGGTATGTAGACAGTTCCACGGTTAGGCTTTTGGCTTGAACCTGTGGTTGTTAAATACGTGCCATTGTAAGAAAAATTATCTCCATAAATATCAAGTGACGTTGGTGTTAACCATATCCCGCTACTTGATAATTTATATTCAATTTCTATTTGTGCTGAACCAGCTTCTAAATTACCATTGGTTGAGGCAAAAAACAGAACAGACTCAAAATCCAAACCAACCTGATACGTGTCACTTGATGTGGTGCGCTGAATGTAACCCGCAGAATTGGTAAGGGCAGCCCCAGCCGCTGTATCAACATTAGACGGAAAGTTAGCTAAACGACCATTGGCATCGGGCGTGACAAACTCATAATCTGTATAAGAAGTAATGTCTGTCGTGCCAATCTTGTAATCAGTAGCAGACAAATTACCAAGACCAAGTGAAAATATTTGATAAAGGTACTGGTCATTTCCACGGTATTCTGTGTATGGTCTAGCGGCATAATCTAAGAACAGCCTATGTGTGCCCATTACAAAAGGCATAGGCTGATATGGTCTAGCTTGGTTTTGACCGCCTGACAAGTTGTAAGTTGGTGACACCGCTCCTGGCGAGTTCGGCATTGAAGGTGGCTTTGGTGCAAAAATAGCACCAATTACAAGCGAGCCTGCGACTGAAATAACAGCGCCAGCAACGGCTGCCCCTGTTGTGCCTGCGGCAAAAGAAGCACCTAATACGCCTGCCAACGCACCACCGCTAACTGCTGCGGCAATGGCTACAACCGCAATAACAGCCACAACTTGTAAAACATCAGAACCACCGCCGCCACCGCCTTGCACTGTGGCATGAACACTAATTAATTGACCCTCAATTGGACACACCGTATCCCATTCTTCAACGGTCAGTAATTTGCCGTCAAGTTGTATGGTAATTGGCTGATAAGCATCAATGCCAGCCATTAGTAAGACTTTACTAATAGGCGTTTTGCCATCTAACTCAGCATACATAGCCCGTTGACCAGCCGCTGGCGCTACAGGGTGTGGCTGATAAGCAATGTTTAATGCTTTAGAGATTTGGGTCAATTCCATTTGTAGTAGCCTTCGACTGATAGCCAAAACTTATCTAAATCGCGGATGCGATGCCTAACCACCATTTTAGCGTTTTCCATGGCGTGTAGCACATATTGTTCTTTATCAATAATACAATAAACGCCAACGTGAGACGCTCTTCCACGGCAATACATTAATACTACATCGCCATCAGAAGGTGTGTTTGTCTTAACAGTAGCTTGACGGGCCAAGTCTTCTAATTGACTAGAGCGTTTTAAACGAGTATTTTCACGGTAAGTTTTGCAAAAATCAGGCAATATACCTTTAAACTCAGTTTCAATAACATCTACAACTAAAGCGGCACAGTCATATGTTAACAAACAATAAGGTCTTCCAATGTACTTGTCCGACCAATGCATTTAGAAAAGTCCAGCAGAGTTTTCAGGTCGGTAGTATATAGAACAGGCAGGCTTGGCAAATAAATTTTCAAATCCAAGTTCAGCAGATACTTCTAAATTATTTGCACTTACATTAAATAAACTCATAGTTATTTCCCATTCAACTTGATTTGGGCGAGAGCGCATAACTTGCTGAAATCTAGCCGTAGCGCCATTACCACCATCACTTGTCTCTAACCATTGCATAAGGTCACGACCTACGTTAGATATGCTTAAAACAGCTCTAGGTAGCTTATTTTCGTAATCGTCTGGCAGTACGCAATTAAATGGAAACGCAAGGTATAAATTACCGTTGCTTGTAATGTTTAACGTATCGTTTACAACGCGTATAGGAGATGGTAAATCTGGGTGACTAATTTGTAGCAGTATTAATGGCGTTTCTTCCATTGATACTTTAGCAAGCGTTGACTTATATTGGGCTGAATATGCGCGAGGCATCAGGCGCTCCAGTTTTCAATTTGGCAATTTATTTGCCATTGCTCCAAAGTTGGAGATGTTGGTGAGGCGGAGTAAACGCCACCTACAAACCTAGCCTCAATTGTACTACCTGATATTGGGTCAGTCATGTTAAAGAACAAAGAGCCTTGTTCTAAGTCTTCTGAAAACCACGTCTCAAATGCTAAAAAGTTTGCTTTACTTTGAACAAACAATTGAGCCTCACGAGTTTTCATTGTGCGTGATTTAAACCTAGCTTGTCTCGGTGGCCCGTTCTCAAACTCTGTTCTAAGAATGCCAGATTCTTTTTGAATACGAAAACCATCAAATGAGATTGCAACATAACTCGGTAGCGTAGCCATTAGATAGCCCTCCGTAACCCAAACGTATTAGCCATCTGCTGTGCTAATGCGCCATTGTTTGAAATGTCTGATGCCACAACACGGCGAACCAACACATCAATATTTAGACCACCATCGCTATTGGTCTTTGCCTGTGCTGTGGCTTTGTAGCCTTCCGCACCCGCTTCGTTCTTAATGTTAATAACTACACCGCTACTTGATGCTGTGTTGCCACCTACATAGCCACCGTCTGCATAACCTTTATGCAATCTTTCTAGGTTAGCAATGCCAATCTCTTTAGTGCGCTCTGCATTGATGACATACTCACCACGGTGGACAATGCCTGCCGCTTCGTATTTAGCACCATTGCCAGTGTAGCCACCTGTTGCCATTGAGACTGGATAAGCCACAGCGCCTGCCCCGCCTGCCGTAGAGCCTGAACCCATCATTGATGCACCACTAGGGCTATAACTAATGCTTGAGCCAAATGAGCCACCAATAGCGCCTCCAATAGCACCTGCAATTTGTCCAACAATTCCACCTACTCCGCTCTTGTTCCCAAAGTTACCAAACAACAGTTGACCAATTTGTGATGCCATTAAATCGGCTGCCATCTTCATTATCATATCTGCAAATGCTTTGCCCGTATTATCAAAAGTACCTTTTAACGCACTATATAAAGTATTGCCTAAAGTGCTTTCAATATTACGAGCCGCTTGCACGGCAAATTGGCTCATCTGATCAACAGTCTGATTGGCTTGCTTTA